TGCCGCAGATGCGGCAATTCAGGCCAAGGCTAAGATTGGATCACCTTCTAAAGTTCAGTATAAGAATGGTATATGGTGGGCCCAAGGTTTAGTCAACGGTATGAAGGCTATGAAGGCAAAAGTCAAAGAAGTTGCTTCAGACATCTTGTATATGCCAAACATGCTGCAACCTAACTTATCTTATTCAGGAATGACGACATCTTTGAATAGTGACTATACATACTCAATGAGCGGTGAATACATCATTGAGGTGCCTTTAGAAATAGACGGTCGTGAAATGGCGAGAGCAACTGCTAAGTATGACCAGGCAGAACTTGCTAGATCACAGAAATTTAATAAAACATTGAGAGGTGTTAAATAATGCTCTATAACTTTGTGGACACAATAGACACAAAACCTCAGGCCGGTGTAGATTTGCCGGCCGAGGCAATGTGCTATGATGGTGTTTTTATTGAAAACGAAATAAAAGGCTATCGAACACTCTCAGTGAGTGGTAGAGAGCTATTAGGATCTGAAGTTCTTGAAACTGAGGTTGATGGAATGGATGGAACTATATATAACTCTAAAAGACTTAAGCCTAGAACCATAACAGTAAAGTACCTGCTACAGGCAGATAGTAATTATGACTATAGGCAGG